TGATTCCGATTTAAGTCAGCAGCATTGGTTGGATAATACAAATTATCCCCTATGGCGTAAGACTGAATTGACAAATGTTTGGGATGAGTTCAATAAGGATTTTCGTGAAATAACAAGGCCTAAAATGGATATGAACCACAATTGCTTTGTTAAATCATTCATGAAAGATGAAAGTTATCCAACCTATAAACATGCCCGTGCGATTAATTCCCGCACTGATGCATTTAAATGTAGGGTTGGGCCAATTTTCAAATTGATTGAAAAAGAATTATTTAAATTGCATTGGTTCATTAAATATGTGCCTGTTCGTGAACGTATGAATGTTGTATTGGATGAATTACAACAAGAAGGATCCAATATAGCTTCTACGGATCATGAATCCTTTGAAGCTCATTTTACAAAAGAAATAATGGAAACTGTAGAATTCCAATTATATGAATATATGAGTGCGAACCTTCCCGATAAAGAATGGTATCAACTTGTAGTTGATGTCCTGGGTGGGCGCAATCATTGCGTTTTTCGTGATTTTAAGGTTGACATTGATGCCACTAGAATGAGTGGCGAAATGTGCACTTCCTTAGGCAATAGTTTTGCCAATTTAATGATAATGTTATTCATTTTACATAAATTGAAAGCCAAATCCATTAAGGGAAAAGTTGAAGGTGATGATGGCCTATTTACTTGGTATGGGCCACTCCCTACCCCAAAGGATTTTAATGATGTAGGCTTTACAATCAAAATGGAATTTCATGCTAGCTTAAGCCATGCATCTTTTTGTGGATTATTATCCGATGAAGATGATCGTGATATAATAACGGATCCAATGTTAGAATTGTTGGATTTTGGATGGACAACACAAAGATACACGCATGCTAGCCCTGCCAAATTAAAAGATTTGCTTCGTTGCAAATCTTTATCCCTAGGATTTCAATATCCTGGATGTCCCATATTGCAATCTTTGGCAGCATATGGTTTAAGAATGACGGAGGATTGTGGCAGCAAAATCCATGTTGATAAAAGAATGAATAATTATGAAATGGAAATGATGCATAATGCGTTTCAATATTATAGGACCTTTGGCTTTGAAATTAAACAGCCAGGCATTAAAACGCGCCTTATGGTTGAACGCCTATATGGCGTTTGTATCAATGATCAAATCCGAATTGAAAATATATTGGATAATAAAAATGATTTGTTGCCAATTGACTTGGGCGGCATGATTGATTTTCACCCAGATTGTGTAGATTATTATGAAAGATATTCCGCAGATATTGATTATAGGGATAATCATAATATTAATCTTCCAAATCTATGCCTGGGGGGACAACATGTCGAAACAGG